TAATAAATTGAAAGTATAAACTTAACTCTTCTAAATTAGGTAGTCTATCGAATAGATCACCACCTATAATGTGTAGGTCCACATTCTTCTCTAGCTTGTATATCTCTTCAAACAATAAGCTGTACCTATTGGTAGCCCATTCTTTGGGAACATTTTTCTGTCCTAACTTTATATGCCAGTCGGCTGAAAATAGTATTTTCATTTAGTTGTATCTCCATACAAAAAGAGCTCACAAAGTTTCCTTGTGAGCTCTGTTTGATCTTTACTTTATAGTAATTCTTGAATTTCTTCAGCTACTTCTGTAGGTACTTCGGAAGTACCCCCACCTTCTAGGATGTTCTGTTCAATGAAAACTTTCTGCTCATCTGCAGTAGGTCTACGAACTATCTCATCAACGGGTTTTAGCTGTTTAGTAGCTTCTAACTCCTCAGCGCTTAAAGGACGTGGCTTACATTTAAGAACTTGTAACTGGTACTCAACATTAAAAGGTAGAGGGCCTGTTTTAACTTTCTTAAATCTTATATCCCAACCAGACTCAGGGTCTGTAGGGTCTCCAAGATCCTCAGAGGCGGTAAGGATCTGCTCAAATAACTTCTTCTTTAGGTTCAAAACCTTCAGTTTGCCTTCGTCTACTACTTGTGCTGCATACGCCCAAGAGCATTTTAGATCAGGGAAGTAGTGCTGAACCCAGTCCTTTTCGAGATTCGCAAAACGCTCTTGCTCTCTATCAAAGGCTAAGCACTCCATAGGGACGCGCTTGTTATCTGTTGTAGTAGTCCAGTAGACGTAACGAGGTAGAATGTCCCCTACTAGTCTAACAGTGTTGTCTCCGTCTTTATAAGTGTATGCTTCCGCAGAAGACTTCTTAGCTTTGCCAGTTACATTTTTGAATTTAATTGCCATTTTTTATTTCCTCTAATTTGAAGTGTATTTTGTTATCCCTTATAGTTAATAAGGGGTTAGTTTTTATGTTTGCTATCTTCATTTTATTTTGGTAAAGAAGTAGGGTGGACTCATTAGTCATTTTATAGTCATTATATCGACGATAACTTGCTAGCCCTACGTACTCTGCCATATGTTTAAAAGATACTGTGTTCTCATTCTTTAGTAGAAGTCTTGGATTTAAGAGATAACTATCACCGTTTAAATTACTTTTATAAAAGATGCTCTTCTGTGGATTCCTAGAAGGGCAGGATAAACGATATGTTAACCTTGCTACCATTAATATAATATTTTTCGGGTCCCCATTAGCTAAATACGCCATGCGTTCCCAGTTATAAAAAATCAATTGAATTTCTCCCAAAATTTGATTATATATTATACCAAAAAATAACATAATTGTCAAGTAAAATTTTTAATGTTGTACCCTTCTTGTAGGTACACTCCCATCCGTGCTCTCGCTTGTCTACTTGCCGTGTTACCTTTTAGCTTGATATCTAGTACAACGGGGGTAAGTTTACCCTCTTTCTTTCTTATTATTCTACCTATTAACTGAATAAGAAGTGGTTCATTATTGATAGGAGTGCCGAGAATAAGAGCAGATAACTCATTAAGAGAAACGCCTTCGCTAAAGATGCTCTGAGTACCATAGAGGACATCCGCCTCCCCACTTTTAATTTTATCAAGTTCAGCCTCTCTAAGCTCATGTCCCATCTCTCCTGTTATACATATTGCTCTATCTCCTGTTAATTGCGCACAGTTTTTTAATAACTGAACTCTATCACTTACTACCAGCACTTTATGACCCTTAGCCGCATATACAGAAGCTAATTGAGCTACTAGATGCTGGTATTCGGGGTTATAAGCTAACCCGTTTACTCTAGTAGCCCAGGGAATTCTTGCTCCATCAGGGAATCTAATAGATGTAGAGATAGAAACGATCTCTGGTACCATGTAGTTTTCCTTTGGAGGTACATGTATATCAAAACCAAAATAGTCATTAAAAACTACGTGCTTACCATCCTTTCTTTTTAAAGTACCTGATAAGCCTATTTTATACCTTGCAGGTAGTTTATCTACTACTTTAGAAAAGGTAGGAGAGGACACATGATGCATTTCATCTAGTACTACGGTACCAAACAGGTTCCTAACTTCAGGTATTTTTTTATTTAGAGTCTGCACATTCCCTACGATAATAGGAGGGCCTAGTTCCATTTTGCCACTTCCTATAATCCCCGGGGTGAACCCCATAGTGTACTCAATTTCCTCTACCCATTGAGCCCTAAGAGCTAGAGTGTGGGTTACAATTAAGGTTTTCTGACCTAGTTTAGCTACTATAGCTAGTGCAGTAAATGTTTTTCCCCAGCTGGGAGGAGCATTAATAATAGTACTACCATTAACCTTGTCGTATACCTCTTGCTGGCTGGGGCGTAATTCAAACTGGAACTCTGGGATATTGACCGGCACAAGCAAAGTTTTATCAATTATTTCGTAGTCGTCAGGTACTAAATCTCTTCTACCTGAAGGGATAGTTACGAAATCTTTAGATATCCTACCTATGTTTTTAATTATAAGAGGAGGTAAGTCGGGGTTATAAGATGGGATCGCGTAAGTAAGTTCTTTATTTAAAACATCTTGTAGAGCCTCATCTGCTTTTAAGTAAATTCTATCAGATATTACTGCTTTATTCATACCATTCTCCTAGTACTCTTCTTTTTTTCTAAGCATATTTCATAGATGTACCAAGATTTACTTATTTTAAGTAGCCCAACCCATTTAGCTTCAGGGGTTAACTTAAAAGGTACTTCAAACCAGTTATTGACTCCCTTTACAGAGAATACAGTCCCTACCCTCTCCTCTAGTTTTCTCTCTAATATTTGCTTATAGACAAGAGGAACATATTTAGTCTTTTTATATTTAAAGTACCTGCCAGTAGTATCTAAGTAATATTTAGTAGTATAGGCATACTTTATCAAGTTCATAAAGTTATCTAGTTTTTTCGGTAAGGGCTGTACTAACTCTAGAATCTTTCTCTTGAAGTCTCTTTTATTTAGGTAGCTAAACTCCTCTCTTAGGTTAGAGAGCATCTGTATCCTCCGAAGCCCTAGGGAGTCTCCTTTTAAATTTCTATCGTCTAAAATTCTATACCCATATTCAGTTTTCGCAAATAGTACTCCTTCCTCCTCATAGAACCCCTCTAAGCCCTTTGCTACAGGGAAAAGGGGAAACTTTATATCAGACCAAGTCCATATATTGTTTTTTAAACTTTCCAAAACTGTAGTCCTCTCCAATATCTAAATCTACTCCAATGGGTCTTCCAGGGATAGAACAACCTCTGTCTTTTTGAGTAAGCTCTGCCATCTTATCCCCTACCAAGTCCACTATATCGTCCTTAACTTCTAGAACTAATGAATCGTGTACTAATGCAATAATCTTAGCGTCTAGTTTATTCTCTTTAAGCCAAGTATTTAGCTCGATCCCTGCATAAAGGTTAACATCAGAAGCAACCGACTGAATTAAAAAGTTAATACCACTCCGTACTTCATGTGACGCTACCCCCTGGTCACTACTAAAGACATTAGGTAGTCTACGTTTTCTACCAAAGATACTATAAGTATGCCCTAGAGACTCTATATCTTCTTTAGCCATCCCTAGCCATATCTTTAATTGGGGGAAGGTGGCAAAATATTTACTAATCGTATCCTTCGCTTGCTGCACAGAGAAGTGCTTGCCACTCTCCTTACTAACTGTCTCCGAAACCTTAGCTGGCCCCGAACCGTACATAATCCCAAATGTAATGGCTTTTGCAGCTTGCCTAGCTGTCGGGTTCTTTTCTTTAACCTCAGAAGCAGGTTCTTTTAACTGAAAGACCATTTTAGCGATAGTAGAGTGTAAGTCCCCTCCACTTTTAAATACGTTCTGTAGGTTCTTATCCCCGCTAAGGATTGCTGCTACATAGACTTCTGCAGTCGCCAAATCTTGTTGTAAAATCTTATAGCCAGGTCTAGCTTTAATACAACCCTTTACTGCAGCGTTATCACGAGGAAGCTGTTGCATATTAATCTTACCACTACTAGATAGCCTGCCTGAGGTAGTAGAAGTTAAGTTGAAGCCCGTCCTAATTCTAGAGTCTTTATCTAAGGCAGGGATAATCTTATCTAAGTACGTATTTTTAATTTTAGACTTCTGCCTGATGTCAAGAATAACTCCAGGTAGGGGGTGCTCCTCTGAAAGGATCTTCAAAACTTCTGCATCTGTAGAAGCTGCCCCAGTTCCAGTAAGCTTACCTGTGGGGGTAAGTCCTAAGTAGTCAAACAGCAGAATCCTCAGCTGTTGTACACTATTAGGATTAAATACTTTTCCTAAGTCTGCTTCAAATTTATGAACATCCTCGTACTCATATAATAGCGCTTTAGCTTCGGATACATCTGCTTCCATTAACTCTTGGACTTTTAGCAGCCTACCTTTATCAAAAGGCACTCCGTTTTCTTCTACATCACGTAAGAACAGCATACCTGGAACCATTAGTTCTTTATAAACTTTAGTTAGTAAAGTATTGGCCAGTAATTTTCTGCTAAATAACTGGTATAACTCATAAGTTACGGCTGTATCTATAGCTGCGTACTCTGCAATAGTATCGAAAGGAATTAAGTCATAAGTAAAATCCCCTTTTAGTATGCCGTGTTGCTTACAATAATTTGTTCTAAAAGAATCGAGTTCTTTATCGTAATCGCCATAACTTGTGTATTTCATTGCCAAAGATTTTAACCCGTGAGTCCCTTGAGTCTCATCTAGCAAATAGTGCATGAGCATTGTGTCCGATACCTTAGGGAACTTAAACCCAAAGTGGTACTCTAGCATTTTTAAGTCAAACTTTGCATTGTGAAATACTACTAATCTAGTGTTGAATAGTTCTTGTAATAATTGTTCTGTTTTTTCACTTATACAGTCTGTAGAAATATAGACACCCTGCTCTAAGGTATGAGTAATACTGATGCCTAAAATGTAACCGTCTCGTGGGTATAGGGCTGTAGTTTCAGTATCGCACGCAATATACTTTACGGAAGGGTCTAACAGTACAGAAGTTAAATACTCGTTAGCTACCTCTTCGTCTACTATCCCCTCGAATAGCCCAGTTACTGTAGGAGGTTTTTCACCTGCTACATAGCTCTCCAACTTACTAACGGCTTTATCAAAATGAGGTCTAGCCTCTGGCTTAAAACTAAGCATTGCAGGATTAAGCATAGGAACAAACTTATCCTCTACTAGATGCCCTGCAAACTCTGTTACTGAGCCTATACCTGCGATAAACTTACAAGCTTCTGAACCTATAAGTACAACAATATCGTACTCAGAAGCATCGAACTCAAGATCTACATCTCTCTTTAATAGTTTTTTTGTTTTTACGGAGGACAAGTGGAACACTTCATAAGCAAATGTAAAGTGTCTTCCATAGTTGATATTAGTGGGGTGTTTGTCAATTACTGCTACTTTCATATAAATTATCCTTTATTTGTTTTATGTCTTCTATAGACAGGTCTCCGGGGTCTAAACCATCCGGCAGTTCTAGTCGTTCTACTAGAAAAGTGGATTCCCACTCCTCCTCTAGTTTTTTTGCAGCCTCTTTGCCTGCGTTATCTCCATCAAACATTATATACAGTTTTCGTACTCCTAGGAATCGAAGGCCTTCAATCTTTTCTTTAGACATATTAGTAGCCCCTAGTACTGCTGTAGCATTGTATAAGCCTCCATTGATAAGATTAAGGGCATCTATGGAACCTTCAACAAGTATAACGCTACCATCTATTGGTTTTATCTTAGAAGGGAATAAAGGCAGCTCTACCCCTCTAGGAAATATTAAGTATTTAGGGTGGGCATCACTATTCATATAACGCCCAATAAATGCTCTAATTTTTCCTGTAATATCTGGAAGAGGGAATATAATCCTATCTTCATAATCTTTATGCGTAAAAGCATTAAAAGATCTAAGTACTTCGCTTTTTATACCTCGAAAGTCTCTAGTGAAGGGTATGAACCCTTCAGGCATTGGGAGCCCAGAAGCTTCTTGTCTAATTGTTGCGATCCCTTTTAATAATTTTTTAACTCTAAAATCTTGCCAGTCTCTGTGAACATTGTAGTACTTAAATACATTACCTTTAAAACCACAGCTAAAGCAATTATAAGCTCCGCTGAGTTTATCAATATGCATAGAGGGGTTATTATCCTCATGGTCTGGATTCAAACATCTAACTATATAATCCTGCCCTTTAGGGCTGAACTCT